TGAGAGAATTTGAGCTTTTCCAATGAAATTATTTCCATTTTGATATAGCTCTACAATTTTATGTGATACTCTATCAAGATTTACTGTTGGACCATCTGGATGTCCAAGTTCTCCGAGAGCACGACCCTTATTAACATAATTTTCAGTATAACGCTTCACCTCTCTTTCCATTACATTAATAGGATACTTTCTGCGATTACGATTTACACACTCTGCTTGTAAGAAAGTTCCTTTTATATAAAGAGTTTTTTTACCGTTTATACTTTCAGTAAGAACTTCTATATTTTCAATTTCTTCTGTGATAAGTTTCATTACGCCTGTCCTGTAATTTGTACTTGTTGAAAATAAAGTGTTCCTGGTCCAGCTCCAAATGCAGATACTCTTTGTGATAGTCTTATTTCGGCATTGACTGGATTAAATGCCGTCACAATACCTGAAGAGTTATAGTTTACAGTCATTCTTGTCTGATAGTAACCATTTATTCCAGAAGATGTATCTACTGAAATTACAGGAACGTGAGTGAAATTATAATAAGATTGTCCTGTTGCAGTTAAAGTAACAAAATCACCCACACCAAAAGGAACTTGTGTTCCTTCAGGTACGGATACAATTGTTGTAGTTCCCGTTACAACTCCAACAACTCTATTTGATGCTTTAGTTAATGCAAGGGTTGCTGTTTGATTTGATGGAATAAAATAATCAGTATCAGTTGCTGAAGGATTAGTTCCTATTGCAACGTGAGCAGATGATCCTACAGCAACAATTCTCAAAACGTCAGACTGTACCAAAAATGGAGCTGAAGTTGTTGCAGAACCCGATGATATTGGAAATGAGGAACTTACCCCAACTGGTCTGTGGGCCATTATTTTTTAAATGCACTTTGAGTTATTTATGTTTTTCAATTACTCATTACCATTAAACATAGAATCTGCCACTTCTGGACGAAATTCGTCTATTTTTTGTGCAGCTTTAGTAAACAAAATATCTTTAATTTTGTCACTAATTTGAGATGGAGAATCGTCAGAGGCGACCATATTCATTAAATCATCCATATGTATAAAAAATTAATAATCTTTTTTATTTATATTACTCCACCTTTAGTCATTTCCACTTGCTTTCCAGATGCAACTACATCTTTTGCTTGAGACTCAATATCAGGTTCAATTACAGGTTTTCCTAAATTCATTTGAGATGTTTGATCTAATGGCATTCCAGTTTGTGGGTCAATAGGAATACTTGGATCTGGAATAACTCCTTTTTTAATTTCCTTTTCAATTTTTGCATCTTCTTCTACAATTTCAACGTCTGTTTGGCGTAGAATTTTTCTTCTCACATAATCTTGTGAAAAATATTTCCCCACATATGGTTCTGCAATTTGTACCATGCCTAGCCTTTCGTTTAATAATTCTGCATCTTTCAATTCTGCAAAATGATTATCATAAAGAAAATCATACTGAATATGTTCATTCATAATTGACCAATCTTCTGGTGTAATAATATTTTTCAATATTAATTGAGTTTTTAACATATCACTAAACATATATGAAAATCTTTTTCTCAATCTAGAAACAAATTTACTAAATTTAACTTCATCTCTCAATATTTCAGATGATTTTCCTAAATTAAATCCACCTTCTCCATCCATTCTTGATGGTGGAACATTTAAAGAACGGTATAGTTTTTTTTGAAAATAATTTATATCTGTAATTTCACCCAAATTCTGACCTCCGGGAAGTGTTGAAATTTCTGTTCCTCTTCCACCTTCTCTTCTTGGGAGCCAAAAATCTTCAAGCATTGCCATAAATTTTTTATCGTCCCTAACCTCACCAGTTGAACTATCATATACAAGTTTATTTCTATAACGCATCATCACATCACGAAGATATTGTTCTGCCTTAACTTTTGGAAGATTTCCCACATCAATATAAAAAATTCTTCTTTCAGGGGCTCTTGATAATCTATAAATTACAAGAGAATCTTCAATCATTCTTAATTGGTTGAGAGATTTAATTGCTTTGTGTAAATATGAAAGTGTTGAACCTTTATTTCTATCTACAAGACCTGAAGTACAATATGTTATTGAATCCTTTGTAAATTTAATCCCACTAGTTCCACCCAACGATGATGGATTTGTGGTTGGATATGTCATCTTAGGGCTGTAAACAAAATATTCTTCAATCTCAGGAAATTCATATTCCATTGGATCATCAACATTTATTCTCCCCAGACGATTTATTTTTTTATCATTTTCACTCTTCTTTTGTTGGCGAACATAACGCATTTTCATTGCGTCAATGTATCTTAATTCTTGTATTCCCGCTTCTGGATTTTTTAAATCTATAACTTTATGATAATAAAGTCTACCATCAACATACCAATTTCTGTAAATTTCGTGTGATTTTTTATCAAAATCTAAAAGTTCTAAAATTTGCTTAAACTCTTGCCTTATTTTCTTTTTTATTCCATCACTAGCATTTAAATTATCTAAATCAATTTGTATTGGTGTATCATTGGTATCACTAACAATAGCTTCATTAACAATATCTTCAATGGCACTATCACATTCTGGGTGAAGTGCCATCTCACGATATCTTTTAATTAGATCGAATTCAGTTCTATAGACTCCTTCAATATCAACGTAAGAACCAAAGAATCCACTACTTAAATAAAAATCTGAAGAATCCTCATTATTAGGTGGAACTGGAGAAAGTATAGATGGAGATTCTTTTCCCTCATCTTCAATAGAGAATCCAAATAATTTTGCCATTATATACTAAGAATGTATTTTAAGTATTACTATTTATCACTTAATAATTACATTGGTTGCATCTGATCCATTAGTTGGTCCTTCTCCTGCAGTCCAGTAAAGCACTTGAAACTCTACACTATACTCTTCAATTGAATTTTCAGAATCATAAGAAAGATCAATTGCAGAAATATTAGTTGGAAAAATGCTATTAAATTTATAAGTTCTTAATGGTGTAATTGCAGAACCATTGACAATATTGCTATTATTTCTTGATTCTCTGGTTCCAGCTCCTCTTCCAAGTTGGTGAACATAAGCATCTACCATATATGAACTGGGATTAGTTGCTCCCGTAGCATTCTCAAGTCTATTCATAACATTCATCCAACTTTCAAATGCAGTTCTTAATTTGAAATTTTCATCATTAATAATAGTGACATTCCAAACATCAAAACTTCTGTCACCTGCAACTTTGAGAGTTCTTCCTCTAAATGGAACATCAATTGAGGCAACTGTTGAGGCTGGAAGTGATGCTGTTTTGCATAGGAAATTAAATGTTTCAGATTCTCCCCCAGCCGCAACATTCCATAAATTTGAGATTGATGCTGGAAATGCTGGAATATTAACTTCAAATAGATTGTTTCTCGCACCACCACCAGCAAGTCTTTCTTTAAATCCAGTAATTGTTCTGAGTGTAGACATTTTTAAAACCTCCGTGTTTTTCTACTAAAAATAAATCAGACTCTACCAGCTACTTCTTCAAAAGAAATGCCGGTTCTAGTTGCAACAAATGTTAGTGTGATATAATTAATTGATCTAGTTGGCTTCAAGAAAATATCAGCTCTAAACTCATTATTATCAATGATATCAGGAGTATTGTTTGATTCATCACAAATTACAAGGTAGTCATAGATTCCATTTTTTGCTTGAACATCTCTTAGATATGGTTCAACAATGTTCACAAAGTTTGACCTAGTTGTTTGATTATTTAACTCAAATAGTTGAGATTGTGAAGATCTCTTTAATGCCTGTTCAACAGTCAAGAATAATCTACGAACATTAATTCTATCAAATGCCGATGAATATGCTAAAGCAGTTTTGTCACCAAAAAGAACAACTCCAGAACCAGGTTGATTAATGATAGGATTTATTCTTGCTTGATAGAGTAAATCTCTTTGTGATTTTGTTGGATTGTAAGAAAGTTTAATTGCATTATTCAATAATCCCCTTTGCAATCCTGCTGGAGAGAACCAAGGATAAGCATTAATATTTGTTCTGGACATTAAACCAGCAATATCAGCATTGCAAGGAATATATCTGAAAAGATTATTAAATCTATCAAATGTATACTTATATCCACTATCAAAAATTGCATATGATGAAGATGATAATGGTGAGAAAAACTGAATAATATTGTTTGTTTGTGTAGTTGTATTAGTTATATCAACAACTCCTGCTCTGTGTGGAGAAATTACAGCCACGCAATCTTTTCTACTTTCAGCAATAGATATTAATTGATTTGCTTTTGCTTGAGACTCTTCAATACTGTCAAGCCCAGGACCTCCAATCAGATAATCTACCTCAACTTCATCTTCATTGGCAAAAAGATTATAAGCAGTAACAAGACCACCAAGAGTTGCTCTAGAACCGTTTCCAGTATAATCTGCTCCTGCAGATAACGTGAAAGATTGATTTCCAATTACATTAAATGTAATATTCTGAGCATTTTGATTCCAACTTCCATTTGAAATGGAAACTGGAGAAAAAGATGCACTTGGAATACCAGAATAAGTTGTAAATCCTCCAGGAACTGGTGTGATATTATTTACGGTATCTGCAGAAGTATAATAATTTGTTCCAGAATAAACATAACTAGAGAAGTTTGCAAGATAATTTCTATACCATACTTTTTGTGGAGAATTTACTCCAGAAATTGCATCAGTAGCCTTAGAAATTCCAACATGCTTTTCTAAAAGATTTCCTTGAACTCCTGTGATGTAACCAGTATCATCTACAATTGCAATATTTAAAGCATCATTATTACAATTTCTTGTCAATGCATATTGAGTGGTAATAGGCTTTGGTGCAATAGATCTCCAATAAATTGTTGAATTTGAAAGACCTAATGTTTGTTCATTATACCAATCAAGAACTGAAGATGCTGTTATTTGAGAACCAGTAGAGACTCCAGAATTAGATATGAATGTGAGAGTTTTATTTGAAACAATAGCACTATATTCAGATCCTTCAGAATAAGTAATTAACGTTTCTGTTCCACCAGTTGATACTCTAGAAAGAATTTTAACTTCAATTGTAGAACTTGTAGTTGTTATTCCTGTATTTACACCAACAATAATTCCCTTTAGATAACCAGTATATGATGATGTAGTACCAGATCCTGCTACAATTGTGTTAATTCCAACAGAAACTCCAAATCCAATTTGAGCACCAATTGCTCCAGGATTAGTTGTTGTAAGTCCAATGATTTGATCTGCTTTATCATCAATTACACACACTTTCAACCCATTAGCCCAAGTTCCAGGTGTCCTTGCAGCAAAATGATACGCTCCAGTGGTTTGAGAGTTATAATCATCAAAATTAGTAATTTTTACTGTTGCAGTTGTATTATAACCAACTCTTGAATTCCTAAGATTACTGTCATCAACTCTTACTACTTTAAGAATTCCACCATAGGAGAGGAATGATGAAGCACTCATCCAATATTCAAACTGCCTATCTGAAGAAATTGGTTTTCCAAAAGTATCTATTAATTCTTGTTCAGTGGTGATATCAATAGCCTGATTTACAGGACCAATTGAAAATGGACCAGCAATTGCTCCAATATTATCCAATACATTATCTACTCTTCCTACTGTTAAATCAACCTCTCTGATTAGTGTACCAGGAGATAATTGAGGAGTTGCCATTTTTTTCTCCGTAAGATCTCAGTTTAACTAAAAATTATTTATTAAAAAATAACTTTACGTGGGGGAAATGTGACGTGAATTATTACCAGTCTGGATATTGCCAATTTACATTTAGATGAGGTAATCGTTTATTATTAATAACTCGTTTTACTGTACATTCTTTACATTCATATGAGTATGATGATGCAACAGGCCCTCTATCCTTGCGAGTTCTATAAAATTCACCTACCAAATTTTTATTTAACCCACAAGATCTACATTTTCTGTCTGTAAATAATAAGTGACCCAAATTCAGTTGCTTATCAATTTCCATATTTTGTTAGTATTTCCACATATAATCCCATTCAGTTGATCTATCTCCATATTCGTCTAAAAACCATCTATCTCCATCTTCATCAACAAAGGTCTTTTCTTCATTTAATCCATCAGATATAAATCCAAATGGCGACATATCTTGTTCTATTTGATTCTTTTGTTCTTCATATAGTCTTTTTCTTACGTCTTGATCGGTAAGTTCTTTGAAATAATCTTGAGCAACTAACCAAGCATAAATGACCAAGCACATTGCTAGGTCATCATTGCAACCTTCCTCAGCCTCAAAAGAATTGTGTTTTTGTATAAAAGTTGTTAATTCTGAAATTATTTCATAATCGTTTAATATCAATTTACTTTCTTCAATCATAGTCTTGAGATTAAGACATCCAACTTTTTTAACAGTTTTTGACATCTTAACTCCCAATTGAGTTTTTTTACCTGAAAATCCTTGTCCAACAATTTGACCCGCCCTTCCTCTCATTGAACACATAAGAAGATTATTATATTCTAAATCATATTGAAGAATACTTGCTACTTGATCTCCAACATCATTTACTTCACATAGAATATATGAGTTATTATACGCAACTGCTGCTTCGTGGATTATACTGGGGAACAGCATTGGTTTTATTTCATTATGTCTATATTTTGCAACAACTTTATGGGGAAACTGAGTAATATCAATTATGGTAAATGCTGAATAATCATTTCCTACGCCCCTAGCAACGTCTACAGTAATCAAATAGTCGTGTTCTTCTATAGGGTCCTCATAGACATCTAAACCAGCACTACGGGCCTTTGGGTGGTCATATACGAGCGTTCTGAGTTTACTTGGTGCAATAAGAGTATCAACAGAACCTAAAAATTCACAGTTGTGTGATACTATACCATTAGAATAGTAAAGATTATCTTCACCAACATCAAGTAAATCATAAAGATATATTCCTTCCTCCACAATTTCATTATAAACTACTTTTTTTCCCTGTAAAAGATCATCAACTTTAATTGCTGATGCTTTAATCTTTTCTTTACCGAACGAATGATTATCGGAACATTTTATTTCAGATCCATCATCAAATATTATCCAATGATAAAAAGGTTTGTATATTTTTTGAATTCCAGAAAAAGATTTAAATCCAGATGGAGTTTTTACTGTAATATTTTTATTAAGTTTAAACATTTGCCCAACACTCTTTTAAAATAATTCTCTTTATTCCATGTGGCGTTAAATTATAGTCTTCTGCATATCTCTTACAAAATGCTTGAAGATATGATAATTCCTTTCCATTTTTCATAATCATACCAACATTTTGCAAGTCTGGTTTTTCATTATATAGTTTTCTTAATTCTTTTATTTGTTCATCATTAATTTTTCTAGTAAAAACTTTACCTTTTCTAGATTCAATCATTTTTTTTATAGTTTCTTCAGAAAAGCAATTTTTTATTCCTTTGTTCCAAGGAATATTACCTTTTTTTACCCCACCAACTCCCTTCCTTTCATAATTATCAAATCCTTCGCCGCCTGTAGATTTATTCCATCCATTTTTAAAAGTATCAAATTTTTCTATGTAAAAAATTTCTGCTTCTTTTGCTTTTTCTGAAATATCTATCTGCTCACTTATTTCAAAAATATGTGGAGGTTTATTTCTCTTATGCTCTCTTTTTCTAGCATCTAAATTTTGAGTTTGTCCAACATATTTGACATTTCCATTTAAGTCTTTAAGAAAGTAAATATGATACATTTTTTTTAATTATTTATAATCCAAAAAACTTACATTCGTTCATATAAATCTTCCATAGAAATTTCTTGAGAAATATCATCTGCATCTAAAATTTCTATGGTCGTATCTCCACTTAAACACTCAAACTCAACCTTAAATTGTTGTTCGCTGGTGTTGGCAATTGTCTGTTTTTTCCATTCTTCATCTCTACCAGGAACCTCACTCCAATGAACATCAGTAAAAATATATTCATTTTTACCTTTTTCAGCATCGTGCCACATTCGGTAGAAATGATTCATACCGTGTGGAGTTGATACAATAATTACTTTTGTCTGTTTACCTGAAGTAATTGTAGGATATACTGATGCGAAGAAAGAATCTGCGATATGATTTGGTACGAACGCAAATTCATCCAAAAATAAAATATTGAATGACATACCACGAACCGCAGAAGCAGAAGTAGAAGCAGCCAAGATTTTACTTCCATTTTCCAATTCCAATGAACCTTTATTCCAAGAAATAATTCCTTGCTGCATCCATTTTGGTAGATTTTCATATGCTGTTTGCAATCTATCTAAAAGTTCTCTTGCAGTTGCTGCCTTGTTTGCAAGAATACCAATATTTACATTATCATTAAATACTGCATAATGTAAAAGGAATGCAACTACTGTTGTTGAATTGTGTGTAGGTATAAAAGTTTTTCCACATAAAAATAAATGATCTTGATTATCAACTGAAATACATTGCATAGGTTCAGTTTCAATTTTGCGAATATCTTTAATATAAAGTCTTTTATTTTTTGGATGGTCTAAACTATTTTTTTGTCTTTCTAATTTTCTTGGTAACGTAAAAACTTCATATTTATTTGTACAAAAACTTATGGTTCCATATAATCCAGAATAACCGGATATTTTTTTGTACCTTAGTCTACTTTTAATACCCAATGAAGATAATAACTCTCTGACTTGATGCAACAATTTTCCATCTTTTTGATAAAATTCACAAGCACCATTTGGAGATACTGAACCATCAGTATCCATCAATCCCTTTAAAAGATCTAATCTTTGTGAAGTTGAAGACCTTAAATATTCTTCTGGAATGATTTTTTCTTCATTTAATTTCAATAAATGAGTTTCTTTTCTAAGATTTTGATAGTAAAATCTCCAAACATCGCTAGTAGATTTTTCTTTTGATTTTGTTGTAATTTTTAAAGGAATTTTTTCGGATATTTTTTTTATATCTTCATATAAACCAGCAATTGCACCATTTGATTTTGAACCATCTCCTAACCAAACGCCAAGAGTATAGGGGTCTATTGGGAGCTTAATTTCTGGTAAATCAATTGATTCATTTATTTGAATATAAATTGATGACGATTTAAATACTTTTTTAAGACAATTAAATTTTTCTATAATTTGATTTGTAGTCAGTATTTTTTCTTTATGATACCAATCACTATGAGAAACTTTCCATAAATGTTCACCACATGCTTTTATAATTTCTCCATTATCAAATTCAATCTCATAAGTATCTATTTGTTGTATAGGAGATTTTCCAATTACTTTTGTAGTTTTCCCATCTCTTGCAAAAATAAGATCACCCACATTCAAATCTCCCATAGTAGTCCATCCAGTTGGTGTTGGGATGGGTGTATCAAGGGATAACATTTTTCCAGTCTGACGAGGCATCTTACAGATATTAAATCTGTGTTTATGGAAATTATTAATTAACTTTTCTTGAAAGTGATATGGTTTAAAAGATTGTAGTCCATGATCAAGAGTAACAATTTTTACATAATTATTTGCAAAATAAACAGGATCCTTCATACAATTCACAATCTCAAAAACCTGCTCTTCTGTAAACTCGTGAGTGGTATTTGCTTTTTTAAGTAAAGGATTGCCAAGATATACATCATTATTTGACATAATAAACTCCTATAAATTAATTACAATTCCAGCGACGAAGTGCTTTATTGATTCCTGAATCTGGATCTCTTGCAGTTTTTGCTGAAGTTAATTTTTCTTTTGCACCTTTCATACGACTACAGAATCTTTTACGACGCCCTGCTCTTTTTCCTTTTGGATTCTTTTCAGTTACTGCAGTTTGAAGTTTTGAACCTGGATTTTCTTTACGATAAGCATTCACTGCTTTTTGACTTAATCCATCAGTCTTATCTTTACGATTTACTTTTTGCCAATCTTCATCAATTTGAAATTGCTCACTCATTGGCTTTATATAATTTTTATTTGGCCCTAATTTTGCTGAACTTCCTCCTTGAGGACCAAATACTTGAATGAGTGGTTGTCCTGGTTGAATTTCTGATGCAGTGTGATGAATAACTACACAACCTGGATAAACTTTTTTAAGTTCATCATTTAATTCTTTTCTAGTTGGAAGTTTTATTTGTGGGAAGAACATTTTAATATAATAATACTTTCCCCTCCAAGAAATAGTTGTAGCAATTACATTTCCAGTTTGTGATTGAAGTCTTGTTGCTTCGTTTACCTGAGATTTAAATCCTTTAATTGGTTCTGGTTTTATTAAGTCTATAACCTCAGCGAAAGTATTTCCTTCTGAATCTTCTATTGTTATATCTTCAGTTTTTACACAATTTGGATATTTTTTACCGAACATTTTCTTCATTCCCTTTTTTTTATAACCTGCCCAACACTTTTCATTAATAATTTCATCTATGAGTTTGGTTGAAATACATTCTTCTTTATTTAAATCAATAGGGGGTAAATCAACTGGACCCATTAATTTTTTTACCATTTCTGGTGGTAATTGTACTCTTTGTTTTGGTGTCATATTATGAAGTTTTTGTTGTGGCTTTGTGAGTGGTTTTTTATTGCTACTAATAATAAAACTTTTTGATTCATCAACATCCATCTCACCACTATCAACATAATCCGCCGCAGCATCAAGATAATCTGCTGCTTTAGTAATCTTTGATTGAACCCATGCTTCTATATTTCCTTCACCTTTCATTTTTTTCTTAAGTCTTTTTACTGCAGATGCAATAGTTGAAAGTTCTGATCTTGCCATTGAATGTTCATGATCTTTTTCGTTTGACTCTTTAATTGAGCATTCGTCTTTACCGTGTATATCACAAAAAACACCCCTTTTCGTGTTATTACATTTTTTCGGTCCTTCAACTGGTTTTCCTATACCAACTTCTGTTGGTTTAATTGATTGTCCTGGAGTGTTAAATCCTGCTGGTATTGGTTTACACACTTCGTCAGTATTACACCAATACATTCCTTTACCACACTTTTCTTCACCAATAATTCTTTCAACTATAGTTGGATATGATTCATTTTTATTTCCCCAATTTTTAGCACCAACTTTACGACATTTAACAAGTGCTCCAGAGGCATATGCACTTGGCCAAACATCATAACGAGATTTTACTTTATGGTAACAAGCATCCTTTTTACCATCGCTTTTATTTTTTTTATTCTTTAACTCATGTAAATTTACTTCTTCAGTTTTTACATTTGTTGGTTTAGAACCACCAGTTTTTTCTGGTTGATTTGGATCTTTTCTGTTTTTTCTTCTAAACGCACGTTCTTCTTCTTCGTCCGATAGATTTGATGCCATCTTAGAACTTCCACACTTTGGAGTCGATTTTTGTCCTTGTTGACGCGCACATGGGGCACCCGCAAAAGGACCACCTATCTGCACCCATCCTTTTACAGATTTTCCAGTTTTGGGGTTTTTTCCACTGGATTTTTTAAACCAATCGTGAAGACTTTCATCTCCAGATTTAGTTTCTTCTTTCACATCTTTAAATTTTTTATGATTCTTTTTGGCCTCTGCTTCCATTTTTTTCAAACGAGTATAATAATCTGGAATTTCATCAAGATGTTGAAGAGCAATATCCCTAGCCAATTCATGATTATTAGTGTGTTCATGTTCAATAGGCTCTCCCATATCAAGTTGATTTTGTATAAAGGAAGCATCAAGACGATGCTTTTTTGCAATTTGTTCAACTGTCTTATAAGATTTTAATTTTGCCATTGAGTTTGGAATTACCTTTTTATATTTATTAATCTATACTATCTTTAGATTGTTGTTTTAAAAGTTTAGATAATTCGGCAGTTGAGCCTACAAATAATGCATTGTTAACTGTTGTAGGTCCTTTTGGCTTATCGTCTTCAATATCCTTTAAAGTTTTTTGGAGTTGTAATAATTTTTCTGCAGTTTCTCCCGTGTTTTTTATCAATTGACCAACAACTTCATAGGCACGAGGGGCTGCAGTATCTTGGGCCAATTCAAGAATTCCATTAATTGCTTCTTGTCCTTTTTCAATTAATGAATATAAATTTGCTCTTGCATATTCATAATCTTTTTTAATATCAATATCTCCTATAATATCGGGTTTAATTTCATCTACGGAAAGCTGTTCTTCTGGTGAAATTATTTCTCCCTTTACATTAAAAGTTTCATTTAATTTATCAAATTTTTTTGTCATTTTCATAGATATTATAAAATAGATCCAGTAAATCCAAAATCATCTCCTATTTCTATTAAATTATTATCTGCAGCTGTTATAAGTTTAACTTCAGTTCCTGATACATGATTTGAAACTTGTGTAGAATCAGACCCCCTCACAACAGTTAAAATGTTATTTGATTTTGATTTCACATACATAGACTCATCATTTATTGTAATGTAAGAACCTGATGATATTGTGGATGCATTAACTACTGTAATTAAATATTCTGAGGTATCAATATCTTTTGATAATGTCGTAACAACATTATTTGTATAACTTTGTAATGCTCTTGGTGAAGATGAATACACAAGGTCTCGTCCTGTAGATTTAGAATCCGCTCCTGGAGAATTTGCAGACATGAATCCAATAGAAACTTTTTGAATAATATCTTTTTCTGCTTTTGATATAGGTCCAAAAAGATATATTTTAACAGTAAATCGTAAGGTATAAATTAAAGCCCGTCTTGTACTAAAGTCTCCTTCATAATCATCTGTCATAGTAATTCCATCCAAAACAACAGGAATATCTCTTTTTTCATCTATTTCATCGATTAATTTCAAAGACATATTATAAGAAGGTTGAAAATATGGTAATATCTGTTCTATTATTTGAAGCATATCATCATTAATTTTAGTCATAATATTGAGTTCAAATTCCATATTATATGGAACTGGCATAAATGATTTTCTAACGTCTTTTTTATCTGAACTTAAAGATGTAACAAAAGTTTGAGTTGTTGTTACTTTTCTTGTTGAATCATAATTTAAACCAATGAATTCAAAAGACATTCTTGGTAATGTAATTTGAATCGGTTTATTTAAATCTGGAGATTGCTCCAATCTTGCTAAGAATTTTTGAGATGGCCCATAAGATAAAGGAACTTTTATTTCACTTACTACCTGAGATGAATTATTTTTATGTTTAATTATAATATCATTAAACAAAGAGCCAAATGATATTATAGTTTTTCTTAATATTTCGTGATAAAAATATTCAAACATTTAAAAGATACCTTTAGACCATATTCATATATTTAGGGCATACCAAAAGGATTTTTTTCACTAAAGTCTATGATTGAAGAAGATTCTTCTTGTATATCTTTATTTTCTGCATAAAAATCTGTAACATTATAATTTTGAGTTGAAATTAATTTTCTAGATGCGCTACTAGCAGTTCCAACTATACTTTCACCTGGAGTAAATTTACCTGAAACTTTTGATATTTTAAGTTCATTTGTAGTTGAGTTCCAAGAGTTAACAATGGCTTTAGTTCCACTTGTTGAGCCGATAATCATTTCATTAACTTTAAATGTTCCAATACTTACATATGGTGGAGATGATATAGTTACTGTAGGTATTGAAGTATAACCAACTCCACAATCTATCATAGCGATTGAAGTCACAACTCCAGATGAATTGATACTCGATATTGCGATTGCAGTTGTTCCAATTCCAGGAGAACTTACGGTAACAAATGGAGGTAATACATACCCAGAACCTCCATTTGTTATACTAACAATGCCAACTATTCCGTTAGCAATTTCTACTGTTGCTGTAGTGTCAGATCCTCCTCCACCAATAAATGATATACTTGGAGTAACAGTATACCCTAAACCGGAATTTGTAATTAAAACTCCTTGAACTTTATTTGATGTTACTCCATTACAATCTATAATATCAGATATCATAGTTGCTATTCCGGTTGCGGTGATACCACCAGATGGAGCAGATGAAAATACTACGTTTGGAATTGAAGTATACCCCCTACCTCTATTAGTAATTGTAACTTTTCTTACTCCACCATTGAATATTGATGCAACCGCTGTTGCTGTGGATGCAATTCCCACTAAAGTTAAAGTTTGAACGTAACCTTGGTCCTGTACGTTATCATCTATATTTTCTATGCTAGTATCAATAAGTTCATCTTCATATCTGAATAGTTCACAAGTAAGTTGATATGTATAGTTCTTTTGTAATTGATAAAATGGTTTTTCGTGCTCTACATATTTTATTTCAAAAAGTCTATCACCCAAAGGAAAATAAATTAAATCACCTTCCTTTGGTCTTGATGATAATTTTATATCTGTAATATCCTTTATCAAAGGTGAAATGTAAGTTTCAAATCTCTCCCTTGATATTGTGATTGTTAAATCGTCTAACTCCTGTATTCCAAATTTGGACATCAATGTTCCCAATCCATTATACCCATCATAAGTTTCAACATAGGCTTCTATTGGATAAGCGTTTTCAAATTTAGATTCAATAACTTCCTTTATAATTGATTTAGTTGTTACATATTTTCTAGGTAAGTAATATACTTCAACTCCATACATTCTCAATTGTTCATTGATTAAATCTTGGATTAATCCTTGTTCTGTTTTTGAACCTTGTTGAAAAAATGGATTAAGCATTTAAATCTAACCCACCATATCTAAGGGTGGAAGTTCATAAGTAGAAGACATTTTTTCCATCAAAACATCGATTTCTCTTTGTGCATCATCATACATTTGTCTTCCATTCAATTCCACTCCACCAGGAAGCTTAACTCCTGTAAATTTCATCATATTTTGCCCCCATTGTCTTTTTATCAATGAGGTTAAATAAGGTTTTAAGAATGAATCATTCCAGACTCTTGAATAATCATTGGGATCTAGAGCTGCATAGCAATCTATAATAAAATATTTGCCCACAGATACCGAAGACCAATCAATATCTAAATATAGTCTATCTTGTCTTTTATTAAATCTTATTTGTTTTTGTGTATTTAAAAGAAAATCTAAATCTTCCAAATAAGTTTTCACCATAGCATAACTAAGAAGTTCTGTTGTGCCCCAATAGTAAATATCATTTAAAAATAATTGATATTTTACGCTGAACATATTATGTGTAATTGTATTTGTACCATCAAATGTAAATATTTTATTCACCCCAATAACATTTGGGGGTACTTGTAAGTAATTGCTATTTTCATAAAAATTAAATGTTGTTGCAGTTCCAACTATATTTGTTGTTACTGAAGTACTTGCAATACCTACAGAACTTTTAGCATTAGCTCCATATCCAGCTCTACCCCTATCAATGTCATTTTGTGTTACTTGATACTTAAAAAACGTTGGGTATACTCCATCAAAGTGTCTTTCTTGAAAAAACTGAACTGCATCATCAACTAAATCTTCAATTTGCTCATCCGCAACATTAATTTCTAAAACTGGCGCTCCCAGTTTTCTTTTACAGTAATCAATTAATTCTTGTCTGGTGGATGGTTGCGCCATTTTTTTTATATTTTATTCCTTAAAATATTTAGATATTATTTTTAATATTAAAATTTGAAACAACTTCTTGTTGTTTCAAATATAGTTTATAAAAAGATTTTGCAATGTCCTTTAAACTTTCACTGTCATTAATAGAATCAATTTCTCTGGAGTATTTTACATATTCAAAATTTTTAGTTAAGCTTTCTAGCACAATATCATCTGGGTTCATTAATAATACTCATGAGTAATGTTTTTATTTCATCTAAACTTGTCTTTATATTTGTTATTTCATTTTCAAGTTCATTGATTTTTGATTGTTCACCTTTAACTTTATTTCTTCTTGTAATGTAAGTATCATAATCATTTTTATTTGTATTAACTATTGCATTTGATTTTAGATCTCTATAGAGGTCCTTTTGACCTTCAACTGGAATTAAATTCATATCAAGCAAGGGCAATAACTCTTAAATTTTTTATGATTGGAACAAAGGCTTGAGATTTACTTGTACCAATTAATTTAATTCTAAATTGTTTAAATGTATTTGATAAATTGGATGTGAATGTATATTCTTTAAAATCAGATAGTGTGGGATTACTTATAAATCTATCTTGCTTAGTCATTTTGAAATCTGGACTTCCATCATTATTTTCTAAGTTAATTGATGACTGGTTATCTGGATTTATATTGCCATAACCTGGGAATAGGGTAAATGTGTTATTAT